AGGGATAGGCTTGAAATTATCAATATGGCAACTTGCGGATAGGCTGCTTGATATTGCCCCAACTCTGCCATTATCTTCGATAAGGTGAATCTGCATATTCTCTTCGTAGAAGCCATGCCGTACCCAATCACCGATATTAAGGGTTTTAATATCAATCATAGCTTTATCTCTTTATGGATATTACACATCGTTACAAATCGTTGTAAGTGGTGTACGCTCTCGCAGTCCATTTGGGCGATTATTGCCCATTCCTCGCAATCGGTTAATCGCTCATAGTACAAGGTCATATAATCCTCAGAGAAACCTCTTGTTTCAATGCGATGGGTGTCGTCAATCATTATCTGCCAATTCGCCAACGAGTCATTTGTGGTGCGCCTAAATCCGATAGCCGCCATTCTGTCGGCGTTTAGTGGCAGGGGCTTTAATGATGACAAACGAGCAGAAAAGACATCGCCAAATTGCGGGTCTGTGAGTTCTACCATATAAACAACCTCATCGTCAGATATGGCCGCTTTTCGGGTAATACTTCTAATCTTGCTGGGGCGAGTGTCGTACTGTACCCAATCCCCGATGGATAACTGTTTAATATCAATCATAATACTATAAAATTTGGTTAAGTTGTGGAGTAGAGGGGGGTCGAACCCCTCTCTGGGCAAGCTGCTTCTGCCACGCAGCCCCCGATTCCTTCGGGCGGTTACTCCTTTGGGGGTGGCTGGGGAGTCGAACCCCTATCGCAATTCTTTATCTTGCAACCACATGGAAAAATGCTAATATGCCTTTGCCACCCAATGTCTCACTTACTTCATTGGCAACCCTCCTTTCGGTTTAATTGTTACATACTCTTCTATGATGTTTAGAGCATCTTTGTAGCTTGTAGCCTTTGATACCTTGTGTCGCATCTCTGCGTTGATAAGGGTGGCATTTCTCATAGACAATGAACCTCCAGCAAAGGCAAGACTATCAATAGCCTTGTTAGCCTCTAATAGTACGCAGAAGATATTGCCTTGTGGTCCATTAAAATCAATTTCAATAGTTGGCTTACTCATACTAACATGGCAACTGATTAGGGTTGAAAAATACGGGAATCGGACCTCGTGCCTTGGGTTTGCGTAGTATCGCTTCGAGCTTCGGAATTAGAGCCCCCAACTCATCTACTGTCAAGAGGCCAAAAGGCTTTCCTGATATGCGGGGGTTCATACAAAACTCATTGACTGCTGCAAAGGTCTTATCTGATGTATCAACACCGAGGCGTTGCATACGGTTCAAGGCTGCCGAGCGAGCTTTACGCAATCGCTCTTTGTATGCCTCATAGCTTTCCCCACGCTGCTTGCCTGATTGTAGGCAGTCGCACATATCCTCATACTCGGCAGCGGTCATCTCTCGCAGTGAGGAAGTACGCCCATCAGTGAACTGCGACACCAGAACCTCCTTGTGCTGTTCGAGGTCGATGTGCTTCTCCTTTGCCAAGGCGTAGAACCTTGAATAGTTGCGTTTTCTCTTACTCATAGCGCTTTAATTCTTTTGCCCCTGCAGGGCGGTTCTTTGGGGTAATCGTTGCATCAATGAATATGGGCATCTGTCGTTGTCGTGCCACTGCCAACTCAATCTGTGCCCCCTCACTTTCCAAATAATCAGGCAAGAGATATATGGCATCGCATCGAAGCAGTATCGAAATATCTTTGCCCATCTGGTCCTCCCACGCTGCATCCCAAGGCAAACCATTGTCGAGTGGGTTCTTGGGTTCTAACCCGAAGCGTTTAATCTTGGCACACGCCACTTGGAACTTGTGTATCACTTCTGAAATCGGCAACCCTGATATCTTGCCGCTGATATAAATTGTTTTGATTCCCATAGCTTATCGTTTTTGTGTTTTACCTTCCCAATATCTCTTGGCTCCATCCTCCCAGATGGTATATTCGCCTGTCGGTCCAATGAAGCGCCCTTTGCTGAAAGCCTTGTAGCCCTCTACCCATATTTTGAGCGATGCGTCATACATCATACGACCAGCTGGGCGACCATCGGGCATTCGTCCTTTGGTTTGGCTGACCAGAATAATGAGTTTGTTTTTATGGCGGGCTGTGAACTCCAAGAACTGCTTATAGGTCATCTGCGTACATTGCACCGAGTCGATGACACAGAAGTCGGCAGAACGGGGCTTTGCAAGGCGGTCCGACAACTCTTCGAGCGTCATCCTGCCGTCTATCTGAAACCTGCTGCCACAGTCAGTCATACCGAGTCGGCGCAGGGTGTTCTGCATCGTTAGGTCTGTTCCCTCCTCTTTGGAGAGGTAGATGCCTCGAAGTCCGAGGTTGCAAAGAGCTTTGCAGAACAACACCACTGCCGAGGTCTTACCATTACCAGAATTGCCCCAAAAGAACACCACGCCTGAACGACCTATCGGACCGATGCAATTATCCCACGCACCCCCAAGTTCCAGCGTTTTGAACTTCTTGGCGAGGACCTGCTTTGCTGATAATGTTCGTGCCATTTGAATTGCGTTTGAATGGTGTTTGAATAGTGTTTTAGAGTCGTGATGCTGCCAATATGCGGAGCTGCTTGTGAATCTCCTTTTTCACTCGGCGAATATCGAAGTCTGCCAACTTTGCATCGGCTACCACCTTGTTGATGTTCTCATCAGCGGTGAGCCCATTGGCAATGCAGATGGCTCTGACCTCAAACTCGTTCACTTTGGTCAGCTGCACGAAACGGCGACAGATACGAGAGTACATCTCGGCGTAGCCCTTACGGTCTGCTGCCACGCCTCGGTTGATACGCTTCTCAATGTAAGGGGTTGAGAGGAACACCATACCGCACTTATCCTCCAACGCATTGTAGAGCGAGATATAATAGTACATTACCGAGTCGGTCAGTTTATCGCCCTCGTCAAAGATGAGTAGCGGGTGGTCGAGCGTTACCAGCTCGGCGGTAATAGCTGCCAAAGTCTCACGCACGGTCAAGCCCTCGGTACGAATACCAATCTTGCGGGCGAGCTCACGCACAAAGTCCGACTTGTGCATATCCTCCGAGCAAGGTAGATAAAACACATTCTTGTGTCCTCGTGCGTAGATGGTGGCTGCGGTGGTCTTACCTATGCCCGCAGGTCCTACAATCCACGATACATTCTGGTACTGCTGGGCATCTTCAAGGAAGGTGCTAACATCTTTGAACGCTGCGGTACCACACAACTGCCAACCATCGACTTTGTTCGACTCAATTTGTGAGCGTATATTGCAGAACATCTCGTCACTGATGTTCTCAAACTTGCCCTTCAAGATGGCGTTTACTGTTCCTGCACTTGTGCCTTTGAGCGAGTTCGCTGCTTTGGCTTGACTTGGGTAACGGCTAACATACTCGGCTAACTTCTCCGAAATAGCCTGTTTCTGTTCGAGTGATAATTGCTGTGTCATATCTCTAAAAAATTGATTAAAGTCTGTTCAATGCTGCCATAGGGTCGTAGTCCATATTGCTGACCGCCTTGGTATATTCTCCCAACGATATCGGCTCAACTCTCTGCTCGGCTGGTACCACTACCAGAGAGTCGGCGAGCTTCTCATATTCTCGCTCTGATATACCTTTGGCTGCTGGGGTACGATATCCGTACTGTTCAGGAGCCACCCCATGTTCCATTTCGAGGGCGTGAGCCTCCACCTGTCGGCGTATGCGTTCACGCTTGTTTGCCTCATCGTTCCAGCGGATAAAGTCCATTTCGCCCTCCTGCTGCTCCTGTATTGCTCGGTGTATTGTGAGGTATGGGTATGCCATTGCCTCAAAGCGTAAGCCCATAGGAGTCTCGGTGTAGAGCATTGCACGGTCAAGTTTCTGCGGGTCAAAGCGGACAAAGAACTCACGCCCTGTGTTACGGCTACGCCACTCCATATCGGGCATACCCTCCTCGGTAAGCACCTCGAAGGTGTATTCCTGCTTCTGATATTGAATTTTGATACCACCATTTGTGAACACGCTTGGGCGGTCTGTGCGAATCCAAAACAGGTCCACCATATCGTACTCGGATACTGCCACC